GTGTACTACCACAAACAACATGTTTTTCAAAGTGATATTGATCTTCATTCTATTCAAGCAATGCAAGCAAATCCCATTGCGTGAAGGGACAACTGGCTCTCGCTGCTTTGCTAATGGAGAATTAGTCAAAACAGTAAATGCTACTAATGTGCCAGCAGAAGTCTGCGTGAAAGATGATATATCAATAATTAAGTCTAACGGAGAACATTATAAAAAAGACAATAATATTGGCGCTGTAGTTAAATATTATCGGCTGTATCAAATAAAAGATTGGGCTACTTGCAATCCTATTTTAGATACGCATGGAACATTCATGCTCCTGGATATAGATAATACAGGGATGTTAATTCCCAAAATGCATACTTGCCGTGTAGAATGCGATATAACACTCAACAAAGATACAGCAGAAATAATATTAAATTCATATAGATTAAACCATTATAGGATATCCGGCTCAATGCATATATCTGGATGGTTCAAGAATAAAATAGATATTCCTTTAGAAAATACTTGTGAAACTATCGATGTCACATGTGGCTTAAAGACAATGTCGTTTCATGCTTGTTTCCATACACATAAATCTTGCACTAGGTACTTCAAAGGTTCCGTGTTGCCGGAGATAACAATTGAATCTATGTGCCAGAATATCGAATTAATTATTATTGGCTCTGCTATATTCTTTGGTTCAATATTCCTGATAATACTAACTAAGACTTATATTGTGTATCTTTTTATACCGATATTCTATCCATTTGTCAAGATATATGCAATACTATACAACAGGTATTTCAAATTGTGCAAGAAATGTCTTCTTGCAGTCCATCCTTTCACAAACTGTCCTACAACCTGTATCTGCGGTATGTCATATGGCAATACAGAATCACTTAAATTACATAGATTATGTAAAACTTGTGATGGCTATAAGGCACTACCTAAAGCTAGAAGATTGTGTAAAAGCAAAGTGAGTAACATAATACTATGCACATGCAGTGCGTTAATATTCTTCTCATTCATTACTCCTATCAATGCAGAATGCTTTACTCTAGATATGCTGCCTGATGAATTCAGAGAATGCAGAGAAAACACATCAATACTTATACATGCATCGTCCACAAAAATTTGCTTATTATTAAGTATAAGTGCTTTGTACTTATTCACTCCAATAGTAATTAGGTTCTTTTTATATCTATTATATGTAGTCTGCCCATTTTGTGGTATGTTGCACAAGAGGCATGGTTTGAAGATGTCAGGAGATATGACTAATTATTGCCTAGTTTGTGTCTGCTCAAAGGATAAAGGTCTAACATACCACAAAGTTTCTAGCAACTGCTATAGCCCAGTTAAGATTAAAATAATGTACGTGTGGATAACCATCTTATTTCTGATGAATACAACTATAACAGTTGCTGCAGAAAATAAAATAGATTGTCTACATCTAAAAGAAAATGAAATTGGTATTCAAAAAATATCTCAGTGCATTGCAATCCATCAAAATTACACTGAATCAGCTAAAAGTTTAGAGGTAATACTACAGGAGATGAGCACAGTTGAGCAGCAAGAAAAGGAGGAAATAATGTCATCTGAAATCAGGTGTACTAACATTAATAAGATCATAGAATCACTTACAGTTCTAGAAGCACAAGTGTTTTATGAGCAAATCAAGTCTAAAATGTGCCCATCAGAAGTCAACGACATTACAAGATTAAACTCTGGCGGCAATACCCAGTGGAAGACCCTTGCTAGAACTTACACTTTAGGATTGTGCAACCAACATCCACATAAACACATATGTAAATGCATGTCTTCTTTTACTTATTGCACATCAACATTGACTGACCATGCAGACGAAACCAAGAAATACTATACTAATAAGATAACAAATTTTGAGCACGACATTAAAATAATATTACGTATTGTTAAATACATGGTGCCAGGGTTGGGATCAATGCTAATAGACAAAATTAAAAAAAGTAGACGCTATACAGACTTAATTCATATTACTGGCAAATTAATCCCAAAGGCGTCAGAAAATACACAATTGAAAGGGTTTTTGGAATTCACCAATAAAATGCTTACATACAATGTTTCAATAGTATCAGAAGAACCAGAAATCAGTGCTATGTCATTGATTAAAAGAGATGGACAAACAGTAAATTCGAAGATTCCCGGAGTTACTCCTATTAATTCATGTACGGGAGCTAAAAAGGTAATATGCTTTAGCCCTCGGGGTGTGAGTCAGCCATATGATTATATAATCTGTAATGATAAGCTATATAAGTGGCCACAGGATGGTGTCTATAAAAATAATAAAAACAATGGTGAAGCATGTGCAAGGGACACCCACTGCATATCCATGTTTGAACCTGCGACACGTGGGATTGACAGGAAAATTTGTAAGAGTTATGAGATAACATACAATGAAGATGCATATTCTAATTCAATAGCAGAATGTGTTGTTGAGAAATTTGGAACTTGCACTGTCAAGAGCAGTACATGGTCATTTGCAGTATGCCAAGGCTTATATTATTACACAAGTGCTAGACAGCATGCAAAGACACATGATATCACCAAATATTGTCTGAGTAATACATGCCAGGAGCAACGATTTCCATTTCGTAGTGATTATTGTTCAGGCACAGTTTGGGATTCAACATATCGCACGAAGTTAAATACTAGACATATATCGCACCCTGATATAGAAAATTATATTGCTGCTTTACAATCAGATATTGCTAATGATCTAACAATACATCATTTCAGGCCCACGAAAAATTTACCTGCTATAGCCCCTTCATACATTGGTGTTACTATCAAGGGTGATAAAGTGTCCTCTGGCGTAAGAAACTCATATATAGAAAGCAAATTGCCTGCAATATCCGGATTAGCGACTGGAGTAGATATAAAAATGCCTGATGGTAATGACCTATTCTCATTGGTTGTCTACATCAAAAAGATAACTGTTAAGTCAAATTATCAATATATTTACTCAACAGGGCCGACTATATCTGTGAATGTTAAACACAATGAACAGTGTACTGGTAAATGCCCAACATCTATACCAGCAGATACGAACTGGTTAACTTTCTCAAGAGAAAGGTCCAGCACATGGGGATGCGAAGAATGGGGATGTATGGCTATAAATGATGGGTGTGTTTACGGGTCGTGTCAGGATATAATTAGACCTGAACTCAAAATCTATAAAAAAATAGGTTCAGAAACAAAAGAAGCTGAAGTCTGTATAACAACAGCACATGAAACTTTTTGCAATACCGTTGATGTATTGCAACCATTGATAAGTCAAAGAATACAGTTAGATCTTCAGACTGTAACCACTGCAAACATGCCAAACATAATAGGAGTGAAAGATGGGAAGATATACAGTGGGGATATAAATGACCTAGGAACAACTGCAAAAAAATGCGGGTCAGTACAGATGACTGACAATTCAATAATAGGCACAGGAAACGTAAAATTTGATTATATTTGTCATGCATTTAATCGGAAAGATATAATTGTGCGGAAGTGCTTTGACAATGCATATGAATCGTGTAAATATCTTGATTTAAGGAATGATTTGCTAATGCAGGCAACAACGAATAATGAAATACATATGAAAGTATCAAATGTTGGAACTATAAATTATAAAGTTATGTTAGGAGATTTTGACTATGATATGTTCAAAGAAAGTGCTGCGTTGACAGTAGATGTACTAAAATGCGGTGGTTGTCTCTCTTGCCCAGATGGCATGCATTGTGCTTTTAAAGCCACCACAGATAAAGCAACTTTATGTAAGATAGTATCAAATTGCATTAGTTTTTTAAACAATATAATTATCGATCCGCAACAAAGTGAATACTCAATAAAACTTGAATGTTCGCAATTAATTAATGATATTGAAATCTCTTTATGTGGTTTAAAATTAAAAGCACGACCATCTATAACTAAGCAAAACCCAAAGATTAGTCTTGCAAGTCTAGATGAATCCACATACATTGAGCAGCATGATGAGAGATGTGCAACATGGTTATGTAGAGTAAGAGATGAAGGTATATCAGCAATCTTTTCTCCAATATTCGGAGGTTTGTCATATTACTGGGCGATAGCAATGTATTCATTCCTCGCTATATTACTCATTGTCTTCCTGCTGTTCATTTTAGTGCCATTCTGTAAGAGAATCAAAGGTGTGCTAGAATATAACGAAAGAATATATCAGATTGAAAATAAATCTAAATAAGCTGGATTAAAATTAGATAAAATATAAAACAATCATAAGTGGGCTTTTGCTCACACAATATTGCAGCTGAAAAAATGTTGTATGTGGTAGCACACTACTCG